CAGGGACAAAAAATGCAATACCAGCATCATCACGTACTTCGCCCCCACCGTAAATGGTATCTGCCGTAAATAAGTCAGCTAAGTATTCTTGCTTGTACTGCGATTGAGTACGAACACCTAACTGCTCAATGAAGATGAAAGCATCTTTATGGAACATCATACCAACGCGGTAGAAAGTAGTAGTATCAGTAGCCGCCACAGTAGGGCAGTTAGTAGATACGAATACTTCTACGCTATAGATATCACCAACACGACCATTACGGATAGTATTAGATGAACCCATTTCACCAGTGAATGCTTGTTCAGTGAAGCGAGCGATACCTGTTAAGGTTTTCTTCTCAACAGGTGGGATAACAAGTACGCGACCCATTTGAGGAACGTCGCCATCATCCAAAGTCTGAATCATCTTGCGAAGACCAGCATCAGTAAGGGTAGAACCATTACCAGTGTTAGTGTTTGCAGCCGGATCCCAAACAGTTACACCATCACCACCAATTACAGCAGTAGAGTAGGCAGAACCACCTTGTAAACCAGCACCTAATGCGTGCAAATCAGTATCGATTTGTGTAGCTAAAGCATAGCCAGCATCGTCAGTGTGGAAAGAACGTAAGCTATTGAAACCTTGTACGCTTACAATATCTTCAATCAATACTGAATACTCATAATGCTTATCAATATTAAAAGTTAATTGCGCGTGAGTTGGTGCTACCAAAGTAACCTGCGTAGATGCAGATTTAGAGGAAGCAGAACCACGAGTAGGTTTAGGCATATAAATTACATCGCCTTTCTTACCTTTATGGTTTAGTTTACCAACAAGGTTACCCATAACCAAGTTTGATTTGTAACCAGCTACTACACCATCTTCCCAAATTTCTGGAATAAAATTAGCAGCAGTAGTTTTAGTTGTGTTATTTGTACCAAGTGCCATTTGTTATATCTCCTTAAACAAGTGGAGGTTAGCGAACTCGCCCCTCCATATAGGCTTTATCAAATTCATCCCTGCGACTTTCGTATTCAGTTGGGTTATTAATTTTCATATTAATAATCTGAGCACGACTATAGATCTTACGTCTGCTTCCTTTAGACTTAGACTTCTTCTCAGTAGTAATAGCCTTATGGTCTGCTTCTAGTTTCTCTTTATCCGCTTGCTCATCCGCTTCTGTGTCGGTGCTCTCTGCAGGATTAAGTTCCTTGAAGTCATTCAATAAGTCACTACCAGTTTCGTAGTCATAGTTCTTGTCAGCATCAATAAACATCTGTGTACGTACTTTAGAACCACCAATCCATTTAAGGAACTTCTCGGAAACCATAACTTCTTTCCAATCAGGATGAGCCTCATCAAATTTCTTAAGGTTATCATTCCGTTCAGTCTTAAGTAAAGAATCCTTAATGCCTTGAAGGGTTGGGTCGTTCTCTAATGTTTTACGAATAGCTTTCGTAGGGTCTTCTAAGAGTGAATCAGCATCCAGAGTTTCATCTGCAGCTTCTTCTGTTTCTTTTGGTTTGCGTTCTAGGTCAAGTAGCTGGTCTGTTAGCTTACGGAGTTCTCCGATTTCGTTATTCCTACGCCCATATTCTTTCTCTAGGTTACTGTAAGAATCAACAATCTCTGCGATAGTCTTGCCTTTAAATTTATCAGGAAGGTTATCATTATCCTCTTCATCCAACTTGGCCTCGTCTTCTGATTCGGTTGATGCCTCTTCTAGTTCTTCATCTTCCAGACCATTCTCATCGTCTGTAATATCTACTAGAACTTCTTCACTTTCTAAGACTTCCGTTATGTCCTGCGCTTCTGTAATGCGATTACTCATGTTGTTTATCCGCCTTTCGGTTTTGGAAAATATTACAAATGGGACTTAATAATTTAAGTTTGTTCCATTTAGTTGTCGAAGTCAGAAGGTTCTTCTGCTTCTTCTTCAGCAATCTGTTCTTTGATTAAATCAATTTGATTACTGATTGTTTCTTCAAAGGCTAGTATTTTCTCCATAAGAGATACGTATCCTCTGAATTGTTGCCACTCATCATTAGTAGTTCGTGTTAAGTGGCTTGTCTTTCTTTCCATCTCAAGTTGTTCAGTATTTACCTCAATGAATCTTTTCCATCCATCAGTACCAAACATATCAAGATAACTTTCGTAGTCAGCTAATAGCTGCTCCGGTGTCTTCATTTCCTGTGACATCTATATTTTCCTCAGTTGATTTAGCCTTTAGGGCGTCAACTTCCTGTAAGTATGCTGTCAGTTCGGAACCAAGTTCCTCCGCTTCAGCTTTAGCTAACTTCAATGCTGTATCAGCATCTATGTTGGCTTCCTCTGCATCCGACTTATTCATAGCGATATTAGATCGGAGCAATTCTGCACGTACACGCATCAGATCAATACGTGCTCGTTGATTTGCTATCCTTTCACGAGACTGAATATCTTCTCTCGTTACTTCAACCATTGGGTCAGGTGGAGTCTCCTTAGGTTTCAAGGCTTGTTCCATCATCTGGTCAATTATAGGTAGCATTTGATCTTTGTTAGAGATACTTGAGTTCTCGTAAACACCTTTCAATAACATCCAGTACGCAGGTGAATCAGTAGGTACTGTTTTGAGTAGGTTAGAAAACTGTTGTTGTTCTATCTCTTTAGCCATCATCCCTAAAGATGCATGGACTGTAAACTTCATATCAGGTATTGGATATCGTTTCTTATCAAAGTACATATAACGCCATGCTGTCTTATGAACGAGGGGATTAATAAACTGTCTCTCGATATTAGCAAGTGTACGTTTAGTACGTTTAATAGTAGCAGCAGTCAACATACCCATGCCACCAACTGTCTGTCCAATCATCCCTTGTGCGCCAGCCTGACTCATATCAACAGCACCAGTACCCATCTGTACCATACGCTCTAAGTCTTGCGACTGAGGGAAGGTAGCTTGGTTCACGTTACCAAAGTTGAATGGCATAAACGCAGCACGAGGGTCACCAGTGGTTAAGAGCATCTTACCAGCTTCAACTGTTAAGTTCCCACCACGAGGTAGCTTAGTAGAATCAACAGCCATCATAGGATGGATAGCAAATGCCATAGCATCTATACGACCACGTAACTCTGCATCAAGTGCTTTCTGTGGGTTATATCCTTTCTCTGCAGTACCACGTCCCCAAAAGTTATTAGGAACTGTATCATGTTGATAAGCTATGAATGCTCTATCACCACGAGGTAATGGGTTACGTACAGCTTTAATTAATTTATCATCATTAGCAATTACAATAATAGCTTCGACTAAGGTATCACCAGCAATATCAATCTCAGTGGTAGTCTTAGTCTTAGGTTCTTGACCTTCTTCTAAATCTTCAAACTCTTCATCTTCTGCTATCTCAACTGGAAGTAAAGACTCAGGAACTAAGCCATGGTATTCAAATAACTTAGTCTTACCTACTGAGGTATTAGTAGTAGGTTCATTTTCTTTATTACTTTTACTTTCATCTTCACCTAGGTTTACACTCTCGTATATTCCATCATGCATCTTACGAAGTACATCTACTTTAGGTACTTGTGTTTCATGTACACAACCAATAGACTCATCAATATTACGAGCAGTAGGGTCGATTAAGAAGTCCATAGGGTCAACAGCAGTTAGCCCTACAGACCACTTATCTTTTTCTTCAAGCTGAAGACTTTCGTCTAATACATATTCTTTAATCTTATCAACTGATATCTTACCAATACCTGTACCAAAGATAGCACCTAATAAGAATACTTCACTCGATGCTTCACGGTGTCCAGCACTATCCATATCTTCAGATAATCTTTTACGGAGTCCTTCTAGTTCAGCCCTCTGTGCAGTGCTGGCAGCTTCGATTACATCTTCAGATATATCAAACCACCTCCCTTTACCAAAGACAGCTTCCTCCAGTTCAGCTACAGTTGATTCAATAGCTTGCTGAAGTGCGGGTGAGATAAGTTTAGACCTCTCACTCTTACGTGTCTTGTCAGATTCCTTGAAAATACCACGCCATAAGCGATAGTATTCTCCCCATCTAGTTTTAAAGTTGGTATCCCTGAATTCTCTCCAAGGAGTAGTAAGTTCATCTAGCCAACTGATTAGTTCCTCACCTTTATCGGTAGAGGTATACTTCTCGTCTACTACTTCTAATTCTACTAATGAATCATTAATCATTTAATATCCCGATATTTCGTCTAAGACAAAACCCTCTGATTGTTCACATATATCATCTTCTATATAAGACACTTCTGAAATTTGATCCAC